CCCACTGGACCCACTGGACCCACGGGTTGGACTGGACCCACTGGACCCACTGGACCCACGGGTTGGACGGGACCTACGGGTTGGACTGGCCCCACGGGACCTACAGGACCCACGGGTTGGACTGGGCCTACGGGACCTACAGGGCCCACAGGCAACACCGGATTTACCGGACCCACAGGACCCACAGGTTGGACGGGACCCACAGGCAACACGGGAATGACGGGCATGACAGGATTCACGGGCTGGACAGGTCCCACGGGTTGGACTGGACCTACAGGTATGACTGGACCTACAGGTTGGACAGGACCGACTGGCTGGACAGGACCTACGGGCAATACGGGATTTACTGGACCCACAGGACCGACTGGTTGGACTGGACCCACGGGTTGGACGGGACCCACGGGACCCACAGGACCCACGGGTTGGACGGGACCGACCGGCTGGACGGGACCGACCGGCTGGACGGGACCTACAGGTAACACGGGGTGGACGGGAAACACGGGTTGGACTGGTAACACTGGTCCGACCGGCAACACTGGATGGACTGGTTGGACGGGACCCACGGGTAACACAGGACCCACAGGGTTCACAGGTTGGACGGGCAACACGGGATGGACTGGTTGGACGGGACCCACGGGTATGACTGGACCTACAGGTAACACGGGCCCTACAGGTTGGACGGGACCCACGGGTGTCACAGGTCCCACTGGACCCACTGGACCCACAGGAACTACGGGACCCACAGGCAATACTGGTCCCACCGGCAATACGGGACCCACTGGTTGGACGGGACCTACGGGGTGGACGGGGTGGACCGGTAACACGGGTCCCACCGGCAATACGGGCCCCACAGGTTGGACAGGACCTACGGGCGTCACGGGGTGGACAGGTTGGACGGGGCCGACCGGCTGGACGGGGTGGACAGGTTGGACGGGACCCACAGGTTGGACGGGACCCACAGGTTGGACGGGACCCACGGGACCCACGGGGTGGACCGGTAACACGGGTCCCACAGGATGGACGGGTCCTACAGGTTGGACAGGACCCACTGGTTGGACGGGGTGGACTGGTTGGACGGGACCTACGGGTTGGACTGGACCCACAGGACCCACTGGACCGACAGGACCCACGGGTTGGACGGGATGGACGGGCCCTACAGGTTGGACGGGACCTACAGGTTCGACCGGACCCACAGGTGTCACGGGGTGGACAGGTTGGACGGGACCCGCGGGGAGTGTAGGACCTGCAGGTCCGGCCGGGGTTCAGGGTTCAGCAGGAGCAAACGGTTCAGCAGGAGTACAGGGGAATGCCGGTCCAACAGGACCAGATGGCCCGGCAAGTATTGGGTCTCCAGGAAACCCTGTAACCATGACCCTATACACCGGGAGTATATCGTTCTCAAGTTTGTCCGCAAATACTTCAGCGTCTGTCGTCATGACGCAGTCAAACGTGCTAAACACGAAAACGATCGTCATCCAAGGTGCGCAATGCAGTGTCGCAAATATTCAATATGTATCAGGAATTGTTGCCCTCTATCCGACACAGGGCACAACCTACTGGAACATTAATATGACTGTTCTTGGAGCTGGCACAAGTGGTAGTGCGATATACACGATATATTATTACGGTCTCTCCTAAAGTATAATGTACGTGTCCTACTCGCCACGGTCGTCCACGGCCTGTACTCCACCCGTTCGCTACATTACGGGTGCAACGATTGGCGCTACTGGGCTGATCGGCGCGACTGGCGCAGCTGGCGGGTCGATTGCGGGCGGCAGGGGTCCTCAGGGACAAGCGTCTGTATATGGAGCAACTGGAGTCACAGGACCGATAGGGACTACGAATCCGATGGGCCCAACCGGGAATACAGGACCCATTGGACCGACAGGATCAATCGGGTATGTCGGACAAATTGGCAGCACCGGCCCAATGGGCGCGATTGGTATCAATTCGTCCATCGGAGCAACAGGTCCTGCTGGTGCTGCTGGTCCCATAGGTCCGCGCGGTCCCACGGGCATTGCTTCACCAACCGGAGCAACTGGAAATGTGGGTCCCACGGGCGCAACCGGGCCCACTGGAATCGGATACATTGGCGCCACCGGAGTACCTGGATCCACAGGGAAAGCAGGAGCCACCGGAGCAACAGGATCTGCACCAACGGGTCCTCAAGGTCCAGTAGGTCCTCAAGGCTCAAAGGGGCTCATTGCAGGCGGAACGGGCAGAACGGGATATACTGGATCACAAGGATTTACGGGCAGTATCGGAGTCACCGGGCCTACGGGACCCACGGGCTGGACGGGTTGGACGGGGCCCACTGGCAATACGGGCTTTACTGGATTTACGGGACCCACGGGCTGGACGGGCAACACCGGCAACACCGGACCCACTGGACCCACAGGACCCACAGGCTGGACCGGCAACACCGGATTCACAGGGAAAACAGGACCGACCGGCTGGACGGGCTGGACCGGCAACACGGGATTTACGGGCATGACTGGACCCACTGGCTGGACTGGACCTACGGGGTGGACTGGACCGGCCGGCAACACTGGATTTACTGGTATGACCGGACCGACTGGCTGGACTGGACCTACTGGCTGGACAGGACCCACGGGTAACACGGGATTTACGGGTATGACTGGACCCACTGGAAACACCGGGTTTACGGGCAATACAGGGCCGACTGGACCGATAGGACCCACGGGTTGGACGGGATCCACGGGCAACACAGGATTCACAGGTTGGACTGGGTGGACAGGTTGGACGGGACCCACTGGATGGACAGGGCCCACGGGCAACACAGGATTCACAGGTTGGACGGGACCCACGGGTTGGACGGGACCCACGGGTTGGACGGGACCCACGGGACCCACGGGACCCACCGGACCCACGGGGTGGATTGGTTGGACGGGACCCACAGGTTGGACGGGACCCACAGGTTGGACGGGACCCACAGGTTGGACGGGACCCACAGGTTGGACGGGACCCACGGGACCCACAGGACCCGCGGGTTGGACGGGAATTGGACCCACTGGACCTACTGGCAGCACGGGTCCAACAGGTAACACGGGACCTACTGGGTTCGTTGGAGTTGGGTTTGGTGGATTCACAGGTCCTACAGGAATCACTGGTCCTGCAGGGAATACCGGGCCCATCGGAAATACTGGGCCTACGGGACCCACTGGACCTACGGGACCCACAGGTAACACAGGGCCCACTGGCAACACGGGACCCACTGGCAACACGGGACCCACTGGCAACACGGGACCCACTGGCAACACGGGACCCACCGGACCTACGGGTCGGACTGGACCTACGGGTCGAATGGGTAACACTGGGTCGACCGGCTGGACCGGTAACACCGGACCTACGGGCCGAACTGGACCTAAGGGACCCACTGGACTTACGGGCACTACTGGTCCTACCGGTCCTCTTGGACCCACTGGTGCAACTGGAGTTGCAGGATCCGTTGGACCCGACGGCGCCGCTGGACCTGCAGGGGCCGTTGGACCCACTGGGCCTACGGGATCCACTGGACCCATTGGCATAACTGGCGCCAACGCAGGAGGCGTATGTATGGGAACTGGTTCGGCATCTGTGGTCTCTGTGAACGCCAATAGTGTTGTGGCATCCGGAGGCGCAACTGGACTCTCGGGCGAATATATGCTGCGTATGTTCACATCAAGCGGTACCTTTACATTGACATCAAATCCGAACAATCTGCCAATTGACGTGCTCGTGGTTGGCGGCGGTGGTGGAGGTGGTGGCAATGGTGGCGGGGGTGGTGGAGGGCATGTGGTACTTGCGCGATTCACCTCACTACCTGTTGGGTCGTATTCTATTACAGTTGGATACGGTGGTGGTGGAGGATCCGGTAGTAGTAGCGGATCCAATGGCGGAAATTCAACATTTAACACAATAATAACCGCGCCCGGAGGTGGAGGAGGTGGAGGTAGTTCTGTGAACGGGCTATCCGGCGGATGTGGTGGCGGTGGTGGCAGCTCACATTCTGGAGGAGCTCCAACTTCATCGACGATTACATCCGGTACTATCTTGGAGGATGGAGGATACTCTGGTGGATCAGGAGGAAGTAGCTCGTCTGGAGGCGGAGGAGGTTCTTTAAGTATAGGTGCTAATGGTAGTGGAACTACCGGTGGCTACGGCGGCACTGGGTATCTATACGCGTACCCTGTAGCAACACGATATGGATCGGGCGGAGGAGGATACGGATCTAGCACCGGTGGTGTAGGCGGCGCAGGTGGGAGCGCCTACGGCGGCGGCGGCAACGGCGGCAACGCAACGACTGCCGCTACCAGTGGAGCTGGATATGGAAATGGAGGCGGTGGTGGCGCAACGCTGAACGACGGTGGCGTTCTCGCTAACCCGGCGGGATCGGGCTCAACGGGCATCGTGATTATTTCGTACTCGACGAGCGGACAATACTGTTCAACATTTACACCACCTGCGCCGGCAACGAATCTGTGGATCAGCGGTATTCAGCCCTCCTTTTCAAACTATTGTTTTCAGAGCTTGTACGTGTCTGGGAGTGGACCATCGTCCTGGAATCTGAATGCGGCATACGCTTCTTCGGGTACAGTCGGAGGAACCGTGACATTCTATTATGGATACACGGCTATCGATCCCGCAGGCGTCGTCACCACAATTGCAGGTAATAGTACCCCTGGATATGCCGACGGCACGGGTAGTGCAGCTAGCTTCAACAATCCAGCCGGCGTCACCACATTTACTCCCGTACCCAACTTAGTTCTTATAGCCGACCCTGGTAACAATCGCATTCGTTATACGTTTGCAGACACCGGTGTAGTTGGGACGTATGCTGGCAGCGGAACCCCAGGATTTGCCGATGGTGTCGGCACATCCGCAAGCTTCAACTCCCCAGTTGGAGTCGCCTTTATCCCCTCAAGTAATGTAACCATCGTAGCCGACACAAACAACCACAGCATCCGAGTCATATCGTCGGCAAGCGCCGTGACCACGCTTGCCGGTAACGGCTCTCCTGGATTCGCTGATGGCACGGGCGCGGCCGCGAGCTTTAACAGTCCATACGGAGTCGCTGTTCTTTCCGATGGAACCATTGTGGTTGCTGACACGGGCAATCATGCCATTCGGCTTGTTACGTATCCCGGAGGTGTAGTGACCACGCTTGCGGGCAATGGCTCTTTTGGATATGCCGATGGCATAGGGACGGCTGCGATCTTTAACAGCCCTGGCGGTGTCGCAGTCCTTTCAAACGGGGATATAGTGGTTGCCGACACTAGCAATAACCGCATTCGACTTGTTACTCTGACGGGCATTGTTGCGACGCTCGCAGGCGGCAGTTTCAATTTGGGGGCCCCAGATGGTACGGGCGCCGGCGCGACCTTCAACGGGCCGATCGGGGTTGTCGTGCATCAATCTGGAAACATTATTGTATCCGAGCTGTATCGCATCAGGCTCGTGACCCCGGGGGGTGTCGTCACTACACTTGCAGGCAGCGGAACTCCTGGATACGCAGATGGCACGGGCGTGGCTGCGAGCTTCATCTTCCCGTTCGGACTGGCGGTGCTTTCAAGCGGCAGCGTAGTTTTGGCCGACTTGCAGAATAACCGTATTCGTCTAATCACATAGTAAATATAAGCACATGGACTACTACCTCACACTGGAACACTGGAATTCCATTGTCCGCAGGATGAAGGATGAGGAGCGAGAGAATGACATTCCGGCACAGGAAACGAGTGACCTTGCCAAGGACATTCTGCGCCACATACGCTCGGCTCGCTTTCGTCAGGGACTGCTCTTCAAGCAAAGACGAGGCGAAGAATACGAGGAGTTTGTTGAGATGCTGAACAAAACCTATGAACCGGGTCTGGTCGGGCGCATGCTGGACAATGACGAGTTTTGGGAGGTCTGCTTTTCTCTTCGGTAGTCACAATGCAGTTTCGGGCCGCAGTGGCCGATTTTATTCAACATGGATTTCTCTTGATGGGCGCAGTCTTCACGTGGTGTGCGTATCTTCTCACGCATCCATGTGATCCACTCTACCTGCTAAGCGGCGTTGTGTTCATGCCGATGTGGTTGTACTGGTCGCATCGGGCTCTGCATCTCATTCCGAGGGATTCGGTACTCTTGTATCCCGTGATCCACATTTGGTCCCATCACGGCACGCCAAAGCCAATTGCAAGCAGGTCTCTTGAACTTGCAGCCGAGACGGCATGGGAGCTGTTCTTTTGGACGTTTCTGCCCATTTGGCTTCAGTCTGTAACTGGATTTCACTTTATTCCGACCAGCATTGTCCTGCTGGGATCCTTCATGTGGATTTCTATTCACATGATCAACTATTCCATCCTGGGGTCCGAAACCCATTCCCGGCACCACATGGATACGACCGTGAATTACGGACCTGACGTACTGGATCATCTGTACGGCACCAACTACGACCATACGCACGAGGATACAACCTATTATGTGATCAATGCTATGGGATCGGCAATTGCGGTCCTCTATCTCAAACACTTTCTGCAGTATACTGAGTAATGGAAGCGTGGGCAGTTGAACACTGGGAGTGGGCCGTTCACAAGGTGCTCTTTTGGGAAACGGACGATGTGCAAAAGGGGAAAATTCTCCGCATCGTGCACTATTTTCTAGGTTATGCGCTGATCTTTTTGGTTGCCTTTTCTCATTTGGTCTACCCCGCCTTTTGGCTTCAGACCGTGACGCTGTTTCTGGTTACATGCGTATGGCTCCAGCACATTACCTGCAATGGGTGTGTGAGCTCAAAGGTGGAGCAGAAACTCATTGGCGACTCCACCAGTTTCATTGACCCGGTGTTGCAGCTCTTCAAACTGGAGCCGTCACAGGAGCTGACGATCTTTACACTCATCGTGATCAGCACACTGTCTACAAACATTCTGTGGCTAGAGTGGATTGCCCGAGTGCACCACAAGCTGTTCCCGGTGGTCAATCATTTGCAGATGGTTGCTCTTCAACACGTGTTGTAAACAAAACGGAATAGTCTTCACACAAGAGTAAGAGGTATTAACCATGGGTGATACTATCGTAGGCGTTCAGTTCGGCATTGCCAACCCCGAGAACCTGCTCAAGCGCTCCGTCGTCGAAGTCCTCACCGATAAGACCTATCAGAACAATCAGCCTATTGCAAATGGTGTCTTTGATGCTCGCTTCGGCGTCATTGAGAATGGCAAGGTCTGCCCCACCTGCAAGCAGACAAATCAGTATTGCCCCGGCCACTTCGGCCACATCCGCTTGGCCCGCCCAGTCTACCTCTATCAGTTCTTTGATATGGTGGAGAAGCTGGCCAATGTGATTTGCTTGAACTGCTCCAAGATCCTGGCCTCGGTAGAGGACATTAATACTCTGAAGTCCACGGGCCTGTCTCGCTTCAAGGAGGTGCGTGACATGCGCCCGACGCCCAAGAAGGATGAGCCGTTTGAGTGCCCGCACTGCGAGACGCCCATCTTCAAGAAGATTGCCAAGGTCATGGGCAAGGCGGCGACCCTTGAGGGACAGCTGGTGGATGCAAACACCGAGCCGGTGAACATTCAACCTGAGATGATCCTTCGGGCATTCCAGCGCATCACGGATGATGATTGTCGCAAGATTGGTCTCAATCCTGAGTTTGCTCGCCCGGAGTGGATGATGTGCACGGTCTTGGCCGTTCCGCCGCTGACGGTTCGCCCGTCGGTGGTCATGGATGACAATCAGCGCATGGAGGATGACCTGACGCACGTGCTAATCAACATTCTGCGGGCCAACGACAAGATCCGTGAGAAGATTGACAAGGAGGAGTCGGCAGATGTGCTGGACAAGTACACGGCGCTTCTACAGTATCACGTGGCCACCTATGTGGACAATGACATCAAGGGCATGGACCCCTCGGCCCAGCGATCGGGCCGTCCGCTGCGCACACTGAAGTCTCGGTTTGGTGCCAAGACCGGCCGTGTCCGTGGCAACCTGATGGGAAAGCGTGTGGATTTCTCGGCTCGTTCCGTCATTACGCCAGATGCGAACATTGAGCTGGATGAGCTCGGTGTGCCGGAGGAGATTGCCACAAACCTGACCTTTCCCGAGATTGTCAGTCCCTACAATCGCGATCGCCTGCTGAGCTACGTCAAGAATGGACCGGACAGGCATCCGGGTGCCAAGTCGGTCTATCTCAAGGCTGACGATCGCACGGTCAGCTTGCGATATGTCAATCCGGATACGATTGATATTCGCGAGGGTGACGTGGTCCACCGTCACCTGATTAACGGAGACATTGTGCTGTTTAATCGTCAGCCGTCTCTTCACAAGGCCTCCATGATGGCTCACCGCATCGTGGTTCTGCCGTACAGCACGTTCCGTCTGAACGTCTCTGCCACTCGTCCCTATAACGCTGACTTTGATGGTGATGAGATGAACATGCACGTGCCGCAGAGTATTGCGTCGGCAACGGAGCTGCGCTACATTGCATCCGTGCTCCGAAACATCATCAGTCCCCGTACGAACAGCCCGATCATTCAGCTGTTTCAGGACACGATGACGGGTGCCTACCGCATCTCGCAGCCGGGTGTTCGGGTGCCGGAGCCGATTGCCATGAATATCCTTGCTCGCCTGCGCCTGCCCTTTGTTCGCAAGAATGGGCCATGGACGGGCGCTGAGCTGATCTCGGCGGCCTTTCCCATGATGAACTACAAGGGGCGGATCACGCTCAAGAATGGACAGCTTGCGGAGGGCAATATTCTTCAGAAGGGCGGTGTGAGCGGTCTCCTTCATGTGGTCTATGCCGACTTTGGCCCCCAGCGTGCAGGTCAGCTCATCAATGACATTCAGTCTGTCGTCACGCAGTACAACCTGTATACCGGTTTCTCGGTGGGCACGTCCGATTTGATTGCTAATGCAGCGACTCGTGAGTTCGTGGCCGATGAGCTGGCCAAGGGGCGTGACAAGGTGGCCAAGATCCTTTCGGCGGTTCACGCCGGACAGTTTGAGAACCTGATGGGTCTGTCGGATGGCGAGCAGCTGGAGGATGACATTTCGTCGGCCTTGAAGGAGGTTGCAGCGTCCATCAACACCAAGGTGATTGGATCGCTGGACAAGACCAACCGTATTGTGCAGATGGTTGACTCGGGATCCAAGGGAGGTGAGCAGAATATCACCCAGATGGTCGCTCTGCTGGGTCAGCAGCTCATTGAGGGCAAGCGCGTCCAGTATACGCTTCAGGATCGTACTCTGCCGCACTTTGCAAGGTATGACGATGGTGTGGAGTCTCGTGGTTTCGTTCAGCACTCCTTTGTGGATGGTCTGATGCCGGCAGAGTTCTTCTACCACGCACAGGCCGGTCGTGAGGGTCTGATTGATACCGCTGTCAAGACCTCAGACACGGGATACATTCAGCGTCGTCTGATGAAGTCCATGGAGGACCAGCACGTAGAGCATGATGGCACGGTTCGCAATGTGACAGGATCGGTCATTCAGTTCAACTACGGTGAGGATGGTGTGGATACCGTGGCTGTGGAGTCGCAGACGTGCGAGCTGCCTATCATGACCCTGGAGAACATTTACCGCGACTATGCGCTGTCGCTTGATGATGTCAATCCCTTTCTGACAGAGGCCGTGGAGGAGGCACCGGATATGGTGGAGGAGATTGTTGCGGATCGGGAGATGTTTGTCAAGTCCGTGTTCCGCTACCGCAAGAATGACACGGTGCTTGCTCCGGTTCATCTGAAGCGTCTGCTGACAAAGTATACGAACACCTACTCTACCAAGACGGATTTGACGCCCACCCACGTGGTCTCGGCGCTGACCCGGTTTGTCAAGGAGTTTCCCTATAACAAGGTGTTCCATGCGCTTCTGCGGTTCTACCTGGCGCCCAAGAAGGCCATTGTTGTTCACCGCCTCAGTCTGGCGCTGTTTGACGAGCTGATGCGGGACATTCGGTTCCGCTACATCAAGAGCCTGGTCCACGCAGGGGAGATGGTGGGCGCTCTTGCCGCGCAGTCCATCGGGGAGCCCACGACGCAGCTGACTCTGAATACCTTCCACAGTGCCGGTACGGCCAAGGCCAACGCTACCTCCGGTGTGCCTCGTCTGGAGGAGATCCTGTCGGCCTCGGCCAATCCCAAGCGCCCGGGCAATACGGTGTACTTGACGCCCGAGTTTGCGTATGACCAGGATGCCGTGATTTCCAAGATGAAGGAGATCCAGCGCACAACCCTGCGCGACATTACCAAGTCTGTCCGCATCTACTACGATCCGCCCTCAAATGGCACGGTCGTAGAGGAGGATGCCGAGATCCTGGCACTGTATCAGGAGTTCACGGTGGCCAATGTCGCCTCGTGCGCCTCTCCTTGGATCATGCGCCTGGAGCTGAATGACTTGGAGATGGCCTCGCGCAACATTCTGGATCTGACGGAGGTCCAGGCCAAGCTGCGGAACTCGCCCCTGAAGATTCTGGAGTGCATGCATTCCATCGGCGATGGAAAGAGCGTCAAGGCTGAGGCGGTCCTGTCCAATGCCGAGGCGTCCAAGCTCATTCTCCGCCTAACCTTTGACGAGAATGTGGTCAAGACGCCCACGCAGCTGCGGTTTCTGGAGGACAAGATCCTGGATACGGTGCTGACGGGCGTGGATGGCGTGGGAGGCGTTCACCTGCGCAAGGTGAAGAATGAGCTGATTTACGATGAGAAGGTGGCCGGATACACGCAGAAGGAGCAGTATGTTCTGGATGTGGATGGCACGAACATGTACCAGCTCATGGTGTTTCCGGGTGCCGATGGAACCCGCACCTTCTCCAATGACATTCACGAGATCAATGATGTCTTTGGAATTGAGGCAGCGCGACTGGCCATCTTTGAGGAGTGTTCCGAGGTCTTCGTTCAGGAAAAGGTGAACTACCATCACCTTAGCGTGCTCGTGGACAGCATGACGTTCAGTGGCCGTATCGTTGCTGTCAACCGCTTCGGCATGAACAAGAATGAGACGGGCGTTCTGGCTCGGTCCTCGTTTGAGGAGACCAGCAAGAACATGTTTAATGCAGCCATGGGTGCCGAGTATGATACGATGCGCGGCGTGTCAGCGAACATCATGTTTGGTCAGAAGCCCCCGTGCGGAACGGGCTTTGTGGATATTCTGGTGGATGAGTCTCGTCTGCCCGACGGCCCCGACGAGGAGCCTGAGGACAATACCCTGCAGGAAGTCAATCAGCGACTAGCCGCTGTACCCGAGACCGAGTGCCGCCTGGAAGATATCTTGATGGCATGGTAGGCCTCTACCACAGCTTCATACGCCGACGGCTGCCACCCATCATGGTCGCCGTAGGTGTGTTCAGAACCAGGGCGTAATAGGGATAGTAAAAGGTCGCAAAGAAAAAGTCAAGGATAGCCCATCCAATAGACCCATATTTTGCATAAGACAGACTGGCGGCGCCGAAGCTCCACACAAAGAACCAAATGACAGCAAAGACCGTAGCTACGATCGCGCCAGTCGGCATGGAGGACGACTTGGGAGTTGTATCAGGCGAAGGAGGAGGCTCGGGAGGCGAGGAAGGCATCTTTGGTAAATAATAGGGAAACAAAGTAATGGTCAACTTGACACATCCTGAACTTGCAGAAATCCAAACGCCGTCTCTGCCCGCTGCAAGTCTGGATGCCCTCCATTCCCTGCGGACAAAGATGTGTAACACGTCAGGAAAGGAGTATGCACTTCAGCCCCTTCAGCGGCTACTGCGTCGTGTCATGTCGCCTGACGCTCCGACCCGTAATTTGCTCATGGTTCACGGCACAGGATATGGTAAGACCTGCACTGCAATTCAAATTGCCGAGGAGTACATTCTGCGCCCCGAGTTTCAGGACAAGAAAGTGCTGGTCATTGCGTCTCGTGCCGTTCAAGAGAACTTTCGGACACAGATTTTTGACATGAGCCGCGTCTATCTGGATGCCGCGAGCGACACGCTCAGCTCCAAGCAATGCACGGGTCGTCGGTATTTGGATATGCTTCTGCGAATTGAAGCCGAGCCAAAGAACTGGGCCAATCCCGAGGTGCGCGACCGTCTGGAAAAGACCTCCGATCGCATCATTAACGAGTTTTACGAATTCCAGGCGTACAATTCCTTCGGCACTCGGCTTAACGAGAAACTCACGGGCACCGAAGCCGACATTGACGAAGCGTGGGTCCATGAGAACTTTGACAATCGGCTCATCATCATTGACGAGGCCCACAACATTACGACCGAGGAGACAGCAGTGGCCCTTGGATTGGAACGGTTGGTCAAGATTGCCGACGGCCTTGTGCTGGTGCTCCTGACAGCCACGCCAATGTACGACACCTACGAAGAGATTGTCTTTTTCATGAACCTGTTTCTGTGGAACGAGCGCAAGCAGTCGTTTGACAAAACCCTGACTGCATCTGACTTTTTTACAGCAGATGCCGAGCTGAAAAAGGGCGATCCCGAAACAAAATTTCGTGACTGGTGCCAAACCTATGTTTCCTATGCAAAGGGCGAGAGTCCATTCACATTTCCGTTCCGTCTGCCGCCGCCCGTGATTGCCGACAAGGATGCCATGCGGCTCGGGTTTAATAACCGTGAAATTGCAGCCAAGGATCGCACGAAATACCTCAGTCTGGTTGCATCTCAGCCGGCTGGAGAACAGCTGACTGTTCTGACCACAGGCGCACGGGAGGTGGATGATACTCGGCGCGCGGCCATGATGTCTCCAACTCTCTCCGTGTTCCCAGGAAACAAGACCTTTGGGCAGACCTTCAAGGTCAATAAGGAACAATTCACGTATGTCGGCGAACCCTTTCTGACACCTGAAACCCTTCCGAATTACTCGTCTAAATTCGTCAGCACTCTCAAGTCCATTGAAAGCTCTAGCGGCGTGTGCATGGTCTATTCAAACTATGTGGAGCGTGGAGCTCGTCTCTTTGCAATGGCGCTGGAGGAGCATGGATATACGCCGTATCGGGGAAACACGCTGTTCAAGAAGCCGAGCTACACGGGTCCGTCCAAGGGAAAGTATATTCTGATCTCTTCAGCCGCAACAGATGCCGAAATCAGTGTCATGTTGGATGCTGTCAAGAACCGATCCAATTCAGGTGGCAAGAATGTCAAGGTGGTTGTGACCAGTCCGCTGGCGGCCGAGGGAATTGACTTTCGCTTCATTCGGCAGGTGCATATTCTGGACCCCTGGTGGAACATGAGTCGCATTGAGCAGGTGGTGGGCCGTGCTCTCCGCACATGCAGTCACCAGGATCTACCTGAGAAGGAACAGAACTGCACCGTCTATCTTCACATTGTCCGCCCCGAAGCCGAGCGCGAGGCCTTTGATGAATACACCTATCGCACTCGCGTGGAGCCAAAGGGTATGCGCATCGCCAAGGTTCGGAAGGTCATGGCCGAGTCCGCGATGGACTGTCCTATTCAATTGGCTCTTCCTGCTGATTGGAGAGAACTGGAAGTTCCCCAGATCCGCGATGAGGGACACGAAGCCGTTGTCTATCGCCTGAAGGGAATGATGGCACCGGCCTTTGACGAGGCCCCTGATGTAGAGCAATGCAAGATAACGCCTGCCGTTCCCGATCCGGATCATGTTCGTCCCCTGTCAACGTACTTGGACTCTCGCGATGAACTCCTAACCAAACTCGGAAAGCTCTTTATTGACAAGTCAATTTGGGATCGCGAGCAGCTGTTCTCGGCCCTCCGTCCCTTCAGTCGTGATGTGATTGTGTATACGCTCCAGCAAGCCATCAGCACCTCGTTTCGCTTTGCGGATTCCTTCAATCGCCCAAGTCTTCTTGAGTCCAAGGGGGATTTGTATGCCCTGGCCCCGATTGGCGTTCCAAACGGCACTGTCGTGGAGCGCACACGTCGTCAAGTCAAGCCGGTTGACATTGAGTTGCCCGAGCCCGAACCCGAAGCCGCTGGACCGCCACCTGCGCTGGAAGATGATGTGCTTGACAAGAGACGCAACGCCTATGCGTGGCCCAGCGATACCGCTGATCGGTTCTCGGAGGAAGTGAAGAATGGGTATATTTTTGATCACGAGTTCACGGCACTTGAAAAGAAGGCGTACCTAGAGACGAACCCCGACCTTCCCTTTCTTGATCGCCTGCGCATCCCCGACACTGCGTTGTTTGTCACGGATCCTGAAATGGAGCTGGTTGGAGAAGATTTGACAAAGTACTCCGAGTGGACGGATGCGCTCATCAAGCGGTTCGTGGATCAAAAAGACGTCCTCTTTGCATCTGTTTCTGCCAAGGGGGTGCTCACGATCTCGCCATCCACCATCACGGATGGGGTTCCCAGACGCGCTCTTGCCGAAAAGTCCTTTGCACCCACTGCGTGCGGCACCGGACAGAATTCTGTGGCCAATATGAAGATCCTTGCAAAGTTCATTGACAAGAATGGTGTCGGACTTCCGGCGGGTCTGGCAGGTGGACCACTCTGCACCTACTCTGAGCTTCTGGCCCGTGAGGAACATAACTGTGTGTGGTACACGCCCGAAGAAATTGCCGTTCTCAGTGTCAAGAACGACAAGATAGACAATAAGACACGAGTTCTCAAGGCCCTCAAGGCTGCGAAGTAGTTCAAAACGAAAACTCTTCATTCAAACACACAAGAGGACACAATGAATCTTTATGAACGTCGTGAGCTCACTCGGAACGTTCATGTGGATGCCCGGTTCCTTCAGCGCAACATCCTGGCCAGCCTGGTTGCTCAGCTGCGCCACAAGTATGAAGGGATCTGCTTGCCGGAGGGATATGTTCAGCCCCGTAGTATTACGGTGGTTGAACACTCCTTTGGTCGCACAAACATTCTGAAGGGCGGGCTGGATTACAGTGTTCGCTTTCAGGCCGATCTGTGCCTTCCTCACGCCGGTCAGGTGTTCAGGGCGCCCGTGGTCCTCAAGAGCAAGATCGGTCTCCACGCCGAGCTTTCTCCTATCAAGGTTCTGCTTCCTCGTGATTTGCATATCGGAAATGCCGACTTTGATCAGGCCGATATCGGTCAGGATATTGAGTTTGATGTCGTAGGCACTCGCTTTCAGCAGGGTGACCAGACGATCGTGGTGCTGGGAAAGCTTCGGGAGGTCATTCGCCCCGACACGCGCAAGGCCGAGGCAGAGCCCGAGGCGCCTGATGTGATCGCGGCCCCGGTGGGCGAGGGCGATAAGGAGAAGCGGGTGGTCACGGTGGATGTCTCCAAGACCAAGGCACCCGGAGAGGTGCGTAGGAAGAAGATGGTAAAGACTGTTGCCCCAGCACAAGATGAACAGAAGCCGGAAGGAAGCGCTGAAGGAAAGACTGGATCGGCTTGATGCAAATGAACACGCACAGATCTTTAACATTATCAAGAAATATACGGATAGTTTCACCAAGACGCAGAATGGTGTTTTGGTCTCCTCGGACGTTCTTCCAGATACGTGCCTGGAAGAGATGGAACGAATGGTCGCTTTTTACCTTGATCAGCATAAGCAGATGGAAGCAGACGAAGCAGAACGCAAGACCTATGAGCGAAGGTAAAAAATGGATGCTTTTCATTCAAGCCTAAAGATAAGGAACCATGGATACCCTTCTTTCCGATACGGCACTTGCCAACCTCAAGGAGTTTGCAGATCTTCTCAAGAAGGACAAGCATGCAGAACTTGAGTGCAAGCTTCTCGCCAATCAAATTCACACCAAGGACGTTGCCGATCGCATCTCGGACAGTCTTCAGCTCTACTCTCGCGGTGAGCCCGTTCACGAGCACCGGGCAACCTTCTGCTATTCTGACGGGCTTCGGGCGGTTGTCGTGGGCGCCGAGAACATTCTCAAGGTGTGCTCAACTGGAAGCTTTCGGGGTGTTCCGCTCAATGTTGAGCGAAAGCGCCGCTACTTTGATGTCGTGACGGCACTCAAGGGCAAGTCGGACACAATTGATGTCCCTGAGGCTGGCGTCCGAATCACCCTTCGGCACGAGGAGCACTTGCGCAAGGACTTCTCGGGCACTCCGATGGATTCTGCCAGTCACGTGCGGATCATTCACCGGAAGTCCTGGACCAGTCTGGACGGCATTGTCCGCTACGACTTCTCGCAGTGCAAGTCCAAGACCAAGCAGACAAAGACCTTTGCGGATATTCTGAAGCAGACGCCGGCCTATGAGCTGGAGCTGGAGGTAATTGACCGGACCAAGACGGAGGCGGAGATTGTCGCCTCGCTTCTTCGCCACATGACGCCTGTGATTGCCGCCTTCCAGGGCTCGCAGTTCATTCTGTCCTCCTCAGACATTCAGCGCTACCAGATGGAGTTTGAGATGACGCGGATGCCCTTTGTCAATCCCGTGACCATGGAGCGCCGTCACCTGCTTGCGGATCGCCCGAATAATATTCTGTCCGGATACACGGTCACGAACAAGGCAGATGGCGAGCGGTGCTTCCTCGTTGTCATGCGAGACCGCCGTGTTCTGCGGATTACGCCGAGTTCGGTTATTACCTGGACGGGCCTGACTGCGACCAAGGATGTTCATATTGGCACGGTGATTGACGGCGAGTATCTGGCTGAGCGCAATCAGTTCTGTATCTTTGATGTCTATTGGTATCGCGGCCGTGACGTGCGGCGCCTTCCTCTGTTCGTGTCCGAGGATGACATGACAAAGTCGCGACTGGGCTGTGCGCGCTCGTTTGTGGCCGACATTCCTACGGACTTTACGTCGCAGATGGGATCCAAGCCTTTGCGCGTGACCACCAAGCTGTTCCTGGCGGGTGAGGGGACGGCCATGGAAGAGGCAATTCGCAAGATCCTTGACACAAAGTTTGAGTACCCGACGGACGGTCTGGTGTTTACGCCTCGGGCATCGCCGGTGGCCCCGGTTGCCGATCGTCGGGGAAAGTCGTGGCTCACTGTCTACAAGTGGAAGCCGGCCTCGCACAACAGCATTGACTTTCTGATCAAGATGAAGCATGGCGAGAGTTTTGATACGACGCTGGGCAAGCGGGTTGTCAAGGGAACCCTGTATGTCTCTCGCACCCCAGGTGATATCATTCACCCCTGCGAGACCATGACGGGTGAGTATGCAGTGCCCGACATTTCGCCGGAGGAGCGGGTGCTGGCCGACAGTCGCGACCGTGTGCCGTCTCCGTTTCAGCCCTCGGTCCCTCGGTCTCCGGATGCGCACGTCATCGCGGTGCCCGTGAATGACAGCGGAGTGCCGGTGGATGCTGAGGGAAACCCCGTACAGGACAATACGATTATTGAGTGCTCGTATGACACGGACATTGGGCGCTGGACCATCATGCGGACCCGCTACGACAAGACGCACCAGTATCGTGTTCTGGGTCGCCCGCAGTTCGGCAATGACATTGCCGTGGCCGATGCGATCTGGACCAATATGCACGTGCCGATTACCGAGGAGATGATCCGGAACTTGGTGGCAAATCCGCCGGATGCGACATTTGAGGACGACCTCTACTACCGGGACAATCTGGATGCGCGTGACCGCATTCTGCGCGATGTCTACGGATTTCACAATCGCATCAAGGACGATCTGTACCGCTCCTCCATCAAGAATGGGGATTCTCTGCTGGAGCTGGCCGTCGGCCGAGCGGGAGATCTCCTGAAGTGGAAGCGGACAAAGCCGTCCATGGTGGTGGGCATTGATGCATCCATGTCCTGCATCACATCTCCCCGTCAGGGAGCCTGTGTGCGCTACCTGAAGGAAAAGGCAGCAAACCCGACCGAGTATATTCCTCCGGTCCTCTTTATCTGTGGAGACATGACCAAGCCGCTCTTTGAGGGTGACAATACGTATGCCAATATCATTACAGGTGCCACTCCGCCCACCACGGCCTACCTGAGCACCTTTGCTGGGCACACGGAGTTTGATGTGATCTCCTGTCAGATGGCCGTTCATTATGCCTGTGCGTCAGACGAGGCCTTTGAGACCTTTGCGACCAATCTGGAGACGCACGGAACTGGTCTGTTCTTCGGCACCTGCCTGGATGGCGCATCGGTCTATTCTCTGCTGATGGGGAAGCAGAGCCATATGTTCCGGTCGGGGACGCAGGTGTTTGGCGAGTTTGTCAAGGAGTATGATGACAAGCAGGGGTGGAGGGAGGAGTTCGGTCAGGCCGTCTCGGTTCATCTGGAGAGCTTTGAGCAGCCGCAGAAGGAGTATCTGGTGCCCTTTGCCAAGATGACGGAGGTTCTGAAGGAGCATGGGTATGACCTGGTGGGAAGCACGATGTTTGCCGATCACTATGCGGATCAGAATACGGTCTTGCTGACGCAGGAGCACCAGGCATTCAGCTTTCTCCACCGGAGCTTCGTCTTTGAGAGGACCCGGAAGCCTAAGAAGAGCGAGAAGCAGGAGGCGGTGATCCCGGTGGTTGAGCCCGAGGTCAAGGACGAACGGTCTGAGCAGGCCAAGCCAGAGGCCGCCGCCACCGCACCGAAGCCCAAGAAGAAGATTGTCAAGGTGGTGGCAGAGAGCAAGGAGGATCCCGTGCTGTTCTTTGGTGCGGATGAGGGCAAGGGTGAGTGGCGGGTCTTCTCCAACATGTATGAGGCGCCCTTTCAGGTGGATTCGGTGACGTATCCCACGGTAGAGCACTACTTTCAGTGGTCCAAGGCCAAGCAATTTGGGGATGGCGCCATTGCCGACAAGATCCTCAAGACACCCTCGCCAAAGGCGGTGAAGGCACTGGGCAGGAAGGTCAAGGACTTTGTGAAGGAGGACTGGGACAAGACGAAGGACGGTGTGATGCGCACGGCGGTCAAGGCAAAGTTTATCCAGCACCCGGATCTGAAGACCAAGCTGATGGAAACTGGGGCTCGCCCGATTGGCGAGGCGTCGGCTCGTGATAAGTATTGGGGCATCGGGACGTCGGCGGATACGTCCAAGGCGAAGGACCCGACAAAGTGGCCGGGAAAGAACGTGCTGGGTAAGATGCTGATCGAGCTGCGCACCGAGCTCAAGGAGTAGAGTTCCGGTAGAAGGACTCGTAGGTCATTGCAGGAGCCGCCTGTGCCTGTTGCTGAACGTCGGCAGGGAGGTAGCGACGATGAAGCTTCTGTCCAATGATCGCCGTTGCCTGCTCGGCGGTGATCTCACCTTTTTCAATCTTCCGCTTGAGGGCGAGCATCTCAAAAAAGGTTGTGTCCAGACGATCTTCGGCATGCATCTGAAAAAGAGCAGGGTAGTTGAAGTAGAGGATCTCATTGTCCTGCTGAAGCTTGGCCTCATACTCGGCCTTGTTGGCCTTGAGGTGTGCCCACTTCTCCTTGCTCCCGTCCATGGCACGGACGAGCGCCTGAACCTGCGTGGCCGTCAGATCTGTGTCATTAATACCGCGGCGTCCAGCCTCAACTTCACTCGGAGTGAGCTCGCGTGCTGCCATTTGTATTTACCACTACCAATGGCTTTAACTGGGACATTAGTGACGCACACTCCTCATGCGTGGTCATTCCTGTCAGAATGATTTGACCCGTGCGAAAGACTTTTGCGATCCACTTGGTCTGCGGGAAATACACCTTGACTGCAGGATAGACTGCTGGTTCATACACAGTTGTCACTCCCTTTTCTCGCAGAGACGCATAGAGCGCATCCCGAGAGAGGTTTGTCGTTCCCACCAACTTTGTCTTGTAATTCATCAGCACGACCCGACGCACATTGGTCCACTCGCCCGTGCAGGCAGCCGGACAGTGGGTCGTGATATGCTCTTGCAGGAGCGTCGTCACATTCCGATCATACTTTTCGTCTAGAACGCCCGTGATATGAAACACGCCGTTCTGGAAGATTTTCACCGTAATCTCCTTGCGGAGAAGAGTGCCGTCGCCATCGGACATGACGACAATGGTAATTGAGTTATGTCCAAAGCCCGTTGTGCGCTTTGGGACCGCGGTCTTTGCCCGGCGCTTGATAAGATCTCGCTTAGAGGAGCCGCGCTTGATGACGCCCTGCTTCTCCACCTTGATAATCTTGTCTGTGAGTGGAAGTTCATGGGCGAGGACATTTGTATCAAGCTTTACGTTCATCGTGTAGAGCACCACCATTGTTGTCAGTGTGGGATGGTCCATTGTTGGGGTTGATTGTGTAGACCCATTCAGTTTCGTTTTTCCACGCATGGGAGAAGGAATGCGGGAACTTAGAGACAACGATGCAGTTGAAGGTCCGAATGGCTTTGCGCATGATCACTTCTTCACACGGCGTCAACATCCAGCCATCTAGATACCCAAGCCAAAGTGTTCCTGTAGTTTGGTGATCTGAAAAGGATTTGATCGTATCTACAAAATTGTCCTCTAGCGAAAGGCGTGACATATCGTAGCAATTGGGTGGCTTGGGAATAGGATATGTGTAGATCGTCAGCATACTTACAGACCTGAAACGGTGTGTAAGCCGGCTTACGCGGCTCACGCGGCTTACGCGTTCGGCTCAATCGTGTGGGGGCGCTGGATGGCACTCTTAAGGCCCTGCGTGGCAAGAGATGCTCCCGTGCAGTTACAACCACTGGAAAACAGGACCTTCTTGCAGTTCGGGCAGCAATTGTCGTAGTATCCACGGCCAAACGACTGGCGGGCCGCTTGGATCTTGGACAACTCGGCGTCGGCGGCCAGGTTGTCATTGATCTCCGGAAGCTGGGCCGACGACAGGCACGGCATCGTGTTTGTGATCTGCGACGGCTTGGCATTCTTGGGAAGAGCACCCTGCGCCACCGCCTGGCCAGCCGTATATTCGGCATACATCGGCGCATCCTGCACATTGTGACCACCACCATGGAGAAAGCCAGCCGATCCACGGGTAGAGGGAGCATTCAGGACCAGCGCACACGCCGTGGCGGCTACGGGGGTCTCCAGATTTCCCGATGCAGCAAGACGGCGGACAATCTCGGTTTGGTGTCCAGCATCGCGGTGAGGACGGGTGTCTGTGATGGTCACCAGTCTCTGCTTGTAGCGGCCAAGGTATTCGCTGTACGACATCTTACTCTTAAGGTGAAAAAGATTTGTGTGGTATGTGCCCTGCGGAGTTAGACGCCAGGGTGCGTGAAGAAATGACGGCGACAGCACTCGCGCGTAAGGCCCAGTTCATTCATGGCCCGACCCTCGGCGGTAACTGTTGTTGTCTTGGTGAGGTAGACCAGATCGTCCTTCTCAGGCCGACCATCCTGCTTGCGATACGTCTTGACCAAACTCAGAAATGTCTTCCACTTGCCGGCGATGGGGAGATTGCACGTATAGCACTTGATTGGAATTGGGAAATCCATGATGCCTACTCTTGTCTTCCACTCCGGAGTTCCGTTTTTCTTGTCTGCCCGAAGAACAATGAAGAAGTCAGTTCTCCTGGTCGTGGTTGTGCTTGCGGTGATTGCTGCATTTGCCTACCTTGTGGCACGTCCTACTCGCGTCCAGCAGAAGATTGCGTCAGACGTTCAAAAAGTAGCGGCTCGCTTCACGCCCTCCGAATCCATTGACCTGTCCATGGCCATGAAGATGACGACCCATGAGGCACCTCAGATGCTGAACCCGCCCAGCACGGTCCCGCCTCTGCTCCTGTTTCCTCCCAGTGCCGAGGACCTGGCGAAACTTTCGGGAGAGTAAGGAAATGAGCACATTCAAAAAGTGGCTACTTCTTGTGATTGTGGTCGTTGCGTTGTTTCATACCTTTGCGGGCGATGTTGCGGATCTGCTGGGCGGCACAGTAACGTTTAGTGCCGCGCATGGCTGGAACGAAGGACTGATCTATATGCTGCTAGCCGTTGTGGTGGCGATTGCGGTCAAGTAACCCTACCAGAACACCTCCATCTCCTGTGTGCTCCAGAACTCCGACGTATTGTTCGGGAGCTGACGCCGAATGATATACGGCAACTTCCGCTCAGCAATCTCTTGCTTGGCAACTGTCCACACAAACATGGGGTCAGATGTCTTTAGTCCCTTCAGGTCAATCAGCGGCTTGGCACCCTCAGCCAGCTGCTGAGCACGGACCGCCATCAGCGTGGTATACTCATACTTGGTGAAGTACGGCTGGGTAATACGAGGATGCTTGATCATCTCGGCCACTTCTGCGCGAAAGACGGGCTTCACTTCGGGGTGGAGATCCATTATACTTACACTCTGTCTAGTAGTTCTTTTGTCCGTTTTATCCAAAGACGAATGCCGGTTCTTAAGACTTCTGCATCCGACTATACCGCATTTGTTCGTTCCGCCGCTGTTCTGCCCACGAACGGAAAGGCGGTAAAATCCACTGTTACCACCGTGAATACAGCTGTTGCAGCCGTCGTGGCTACAGCATCCAAAGTCGCAGCAACGGCAACCCCGACCAAGGCCATTGTCACGGTTGCTTCCAAAGTCACAACCACGAATAAAAATACCACTCACTAATAATGCCTACCCTCTCTGCATCTGATTACACTGCGTTTATCAAGGCCCAGGCTGCCTCGCTTGCTTACCGCAACGGTGCGATCCCCAAGACAATTCAAACTAGCGCCCAGCCGTTCCCGGTGCAGTCTGCCCTGAATGCCCGTCTTCTTGCTAGCCAGGCCGCTCTGGTCGTGACACCGGGCAATGCTGCCATTACTGGTACGGCTCGTGTCCGCCCCCACACTGGAAAAGGACCCGTGAACAACCCGAAAAGTCTGTCTACTGTTCACAATTCTACGAGCACCACGCAGAGCTCGGGCAAGTTCCCTCAGGTCGGCGGTCTTCCCCTGACATCGGCCAAGTCCGATGGTGTCTATGCCCCGGTCGCCCACCTGGCCCGCGTGGATACCAAGGCGACTGGCGCGTATGCCGCTGCAATCCCCGCCACCGGATCCACTCAGCTCTACGTCCTTCAGGGCGGCAAGGCGTCGTAAGAGGGTCCACGTCCCCCAAGGGGTCCTACGGTCCACGTCCCCCAAGGGGGTCCTAGGGGCCCCGTGCGGCCTGCTTCCACGTTGCATCACACGCTGCACACTGGTACATCCAAATCACATTTTTGGCATTCAACTTAATGCCAACAATGTTAGACTCCTTGCCCCTGGTCGGACAGACAACGCTCGGGCACTTCATATTTGTGAACCGAGGCAGAGTAGGATCGTGCTTGAGATAGGGATTGATGGAATACTGGATGGACGTATCCTGCAGGAGGTCGTGGTCGTAGACAATCGGGTTCGCCTTGGTAATCGGCTCTTCATACTCACACTGCCGACAGGTCAGAAATGCGGCTCCGGCGCGCTCCTCAATGCTATACATCATATTGTCACACTTGATACAGAACTTCATTGTGATTAGGTCTGCTTACTCTTTAACGCTTCCGTTTTTTTCAGCGTGCATCCGCGTTCAAAATGGACGACCAGCCACAAAGTAATCGGCCTTAATAGTATCCAGAATGCTCAAGTCCAAGCTCAAAGACTTTCTCGACGGCACCGGGAAGGAGACCGACAGCGATAAGAAGAAGACTGGGCGGGGATCCAAGGGAGAGAACACCACGCACAACGGCATGTCAGGGGGCGCATGGTGCATTCCTGATGACGATATCGCGGAGTTCTATAAGCTCTACTGCGATTACCTGCGAGACAATGGCCCCCTTCACATGACAGAGAAGAGTACGCGGATCGGTGCAATGCGTATTGATCTGGACTTCATCTATTCGGGCGCAAAGGAGAACCACTTGCACACACAGGACCAGGTGGTCGAGTTCACAAAGGCGTACATGGACGAAGTGAAGAAGTTTGTACGGATTCCCGAGGCAGTGGAGATCTTCGTGTCAGAGAAGCCGGAGCCAACGTATTATAAGGATAAAGACCGGTCCAAGTCCGGGCTTCACCTTGTCGTCCCTGCAATCAAGACGAACCGGTTTGTGGAGGAGGCGATTCGCATGAACCTGCTAAGTCGCATGCCGGAGTTCTTCCCTGATCTCCCCCTTGCAGATGAGTGGCGAAAGGTCTATGATCCGTCTCCACTGACACACACGAATAACTGGACCCTGCTCGGGTCAAAGAAGAAGGAGGGAACGCCGTATCAGATCAAGTATATCTTGGATTGGGATCCCGCCACGGGCGAGATGAGCATTGACAATGATGTTCCGCTAATGACGACCCCGGATCTGCTTAGAAAGATGTCGGTCCGGTCTCCGCCGTCTGAAGAGACCGCGATGACAGACTACGCATTGGAGTTGCTGAAGAATCGCATGCAGAATGCCGAGGATGCGAAGGTCTCTGGAGGCAATGCCCTTCAGCCGACCCGCGGTCGCCAGGCCGTTCGCGGCGATATGAACTCTCGCGGTTCGTCTCCGGATAACACTGCATACCGTCAGTCATTGACACCTGATATCCTGAAGTATCTGACGGATCACGTGTTTAACCTTGCCGAGTTCCGATTCAAGGAATATAAGGATTGGATTGATGTGGGTATTTGCTTGAAGAATATTCACCCTGAACTTGAGAGCGTCTTTCTAGAGTTCAGCAAACAGGATCCGCGCGCCAATGATCGCGAGATTACCGCAAAGTGGAATTCCTTTGGGTGGCGCTCGGATGGAGCGCGTCTGGAGCTGCGAAATCTGCTGAAGTGGTCGAAGATGGATAACTTCACGGGATATGAGGCAATTGAGAAGACGAATATTGGTCGGCTTGTGAAGGAGGCAGCCGAAGCAGGTACGGAACATGACGTTGCGCAGGTTGTCTATGCAATGTTCCGCGACAGTTTCAAGTGCGCCAAGTATGGAAATAATACGTGGTATCGGTTTGACGGAAACAAGTGGTGCGAGACTGATCATGGCGTGGCTCTACTGAAGCTGCTGTCTGAGGATGTCCGCAAGCAGTTTCGCGAGGGCGAGAAGGCTATGATTATTGCGATGGAGAATGCAGGCGCTTGCATTTGCGAAGGGAAGGAGACGAACCCAAATTGCGATTCGTGTAAGCACGAGAAGGAGAAGATGAAGTACGTTGCAATGCAGATCAAACTGAAGACGGTCAAGTTCACGGAGAATGTGATGAAAATGAGCCGTCTGCTCTTCCTGGACGAGGAGTTTGGCAAGAAGCTGGATGAGAACAAGAACTTGATTGCATTTGCGAATGGTGTCTTTGATGCAACGACGATGGAGTTTCGTCAGGGGCGTCCGGATGACTGCATCAGCTTCTCTACGAAGATTAACTACGATCCCGATCGCGAGTACTCGACATACGAGTGCTGGGCGGAGATTGACAAGTTCCTGCGCGACGTCCAGCCAGATACCGAGGTGCGAAACTACCTGGTCCGACGTCTGGCTACGTGCTTGCGAGGTGGTAACGATGCACAGAAGTTCCACATTCTCACGGGTGATGGTTCAAACGGTAAGTCCATGCTGACAAATCTGATGAGTCTGACGTTTGGTGATTACGCTGGCAAGGTCCCTATCTCTCTACTGACGCAGGGCCGTGCCAAGTCGGCTGCGGCGGCACCCGAGGTTCTTCATATGAAGGGTCGTCGATTTGTTACGACGCAGGAGCCCGATGAGGCTGTGCCCCTGAATACCGGACTTATGAAGGAGTTTGCCTCGTGCGAAAAGATGGCGTACCGCGGTCTCTACAAGGACATTACGGAGTTTGAGATGCAGGCACAGATGTTCTTGAGTTGTAACGAGATGCCAAAGGTGGGTGCAACAGATGGCGGTACCTGGCGCCGTCTCTGCGTGGTGCACTGGCCGTCCAAGTTTGTTGCGAATCCGACGGAGCCCCATCATAAGCCACTTGACGAGTCAATCCAGCAGAAGGTCATGAGTGAGGAGTGGGCAACGTGCTTTCTGGCGTATCTCGTGGCGCTGTATCGTGAGGGTAATGGTTGGCGTAAGCTCCCTGCTCCGAGCAAGGTTATGGCCTACACGAATGATTATCAGGAGGACTCGGACGCGATCGCCCGGTTCATCCGTGAGTATGTCGCGCCTCTCCCAGCAGGAGAGGTGGGTGATGCTGTGACGACTGGAATGATTTATGCTGAGTTTCAGCAGTGGAAGCGCACAAATGAGGTCACGAAGGGTTCAACGGTTGAGCTCAAGAAGCGGCTGGAGGCTACGTATGGACCTCACCCTAGGAACGGGTGGACTTCCTTCCGCTTCGGCTCTTCTTAGATCCCTTGTGTCCGCGACGGTGTGTCTTGCGACGGCGACCACCGTAGGGAGGAGGAGCGGGTGTTGCGCCCACAACCGGCGGCTCCATCACGGCAGATGCCTGCGGTACGGACTGTTGCTGACCCCAGCTAAAAGGATTATACCAGACCATTTATCTTGACGCGTTATTTTTTACCGTTTACGAGCGGGCAGCGCCGATGCGGGAAAGGACATAGGTGCGGAGGAGGCCGATCGTGAAGATGACCAGCACGAAGGAGATCACCAGGTTGACAAAGGCGGACAGCACGTCACCGACCTTGAGCGTCACGCCACCGATCGTCACCGTGAAGGACGAGACACCCTTGCCGGCCGCCGCGGCGGGGGCGAGGAGCGGCGTCAGGATGTCATCGGACAGGGCCGAGAAGAACTTGCCAACGACACTGCCAAGGTAGAACGATGCGGTAAGTATGATAATATCGCGGGTGTCCAACATGTTTGTTTGGTTAATCTCTTAGATTGTTTTTTGGGCGGCTCTCTTTTCCTTTGCGCGTTCATTGGCTCGGCGACGCTGCTCGGCGAACTTCTCTGGATTGTTTAGGCGCCATTGTCTTACACGAGCGCGCTCTTCGTCTCCTTTCCTCTCTCGCCGAAGTTTTCCGTATTCCTTGTCCATCTGCTTCTTCTCCTCCGGTGTCCGGAGCGGAGTTGCCTTATTCAAGCAGTTGGGGTCGGCAATGGCTGCGCATATCTCGGCCTTCTCCATTCCAAGTAGATCTGTATCGGATACATCTTCAAGTTCGGATAGGAGTTCGATCTGAGCATGGATCCATCCTACTCGATTGAAGTAGACATATAGAGGCGTCTTCTGTCTTACGGGGTCCTTCGACTTGGAACGGTGGTTCTTCAACCGCATAGCAAGCGACTGTCTAGTCGAACCAATATAGAAGCTTTGGTCGGTGGTGCTGACGATCTTGTAAAGACGACCAATCATTATATAGTGTAGTATATAACTGTCTATATGGATACTAGATTTTTTGGACCGAGCGCATGGCAGTTATTTCACTTGATTGCCTTTCGGTCCGAGCACCCCGACGACGTACTGAACCAAATGAAAGACGTACTTCCTTGCAAGTTCTGCCGTGCGTCTACCACGGAGTTCGTTGGTGACCATCCGCTCCACCCTTCGGGTTCCGGCACCCTCCGCGGCGACCCGGGTCACTGGCTCTACGACATTCACAACATGGTGAACCATAAGCTGCGGTCCCAGTGCAAGGACGACCCGGCGGTTATTAATCCTGGACCCGATCCCTCGTTTGAGGAGGTCAAGGCGCACTACATGGGGTTGAAGCCCAAGGCGGTACCTGGTGCCGATTTTCTGGGATCCATCGCGGCGAACTATCCGGATGACCCCGAATCCGAGCAAATGGCAACTCAGCGTACCTTCTTGCATGCGCTGCATCACGCCTACCCGTTTCCTGAATTGAGAAAAGTGTATGCCGCCTATATCACCGAACATGAACCTGATCTGCAGTCTCGCAAAGCGTACATGAAGTGGATGCATGGTCTGCTGAGCGCCCTGTCAAAAAAAGTAGGGCGGCCGATCCAGTCCTTCAAGGGCTGGGCTCATCATCTTGCGTATTTCAAGAGCGGTTGCTCTAAAAAGACGTATCATGGAAAAACATGTCGTAAGACAGCTGGAGGTCGCACGAAGGACCGCGATCATCGGCGTACATTCAGAATTGTTCATCGCAGGTTACTTATAACTTAATCTCTTGAGTTACACAATGGGGCTCGTGCTGGAACCGGAGGAAGAGGCTGCGTTGTTTCTGTATATTATAGACGGCTGTAAGATCGAAAAACCCGATTGGACGGTCAGAAACTATTTGAACTATCTCGACGAGTACGATCGCAGCGGATGTAAGGTGACAATCCCTGCGATCATTGAAAAGTATGGTAAGGTTGTCAATGACATGACCTATTATCGTGGTCATGGTAAATTCAGCTTTGAGCAGACCCAACGAGATGCGGATCGCATAATCGCACCCGGAATGGCAAGCAAAAAGTTCTTTTCTGTTTCATGGGACATTGGCTCTGCAAAGACATTTACCGGAAGGGGTTGCTGTCTTTTTGAGATCACTCTCAAGAATGCCAAACTCTTGCAGCTTGATACCGTTTCGTTTGAACGAAGTTTTAAGGGAGGACTGTATCCTTCAGAAAAGGCTGATGAAGTTGGCAAGGAGAGAGCCCGTCGTAATGAGAACTTGATGTACTTACTCAACTACGATCATGAGATTCTTGTGCTGGGAGGTGGGGACTTCACACCCCTAGGAAAGCCCATAATGAGGGGAACGATGGAAACGTATGTAACGACCTATACAGGTAAAACGATGGGTGGTCGGAGGCGGCGCACGTATCGTAGAAAGATGAGCCGGAAGAGGAAGACTACTTCATCTTAGGCTTGGGGTTTGCTTGGGTATGAACGTGTATTCGGGCATGCCGTGCAGAGTAGACGTCGGCCTTCTTCTCCTTGGCGGCCTTCTTGAGCTCACGACGTGTCTTGGGCGGATCCATTGTAAGATCTGCTTACTTTATCGCCTGACTTCCGTTTTAATACATCTTGCCACCGCGACGCGTCTTGCGGCCACGGCGGGAGCGACGGCGACCACCCGCAGGGGCAGCCTCGGGGAAGGGTCCGGCAAGGTCAGCCGCCGGCGTGACACCGCCCTCGTCAGCACCGCCCGACATCTTGCCCTTCTTGTAGGTCTTCTTCGCCATCTTCAGCACATCGCCGAAGCTCTTTCCCTTGTGGGACTTCATTGTCGCCTTAACGTGAGAAAGCCACTTGTTCGCCATTTTGTTTATTCGGCGAGAAGTTATTGTAATCCCACCGGCTTTTCAACGAACCCCGGGGCGACCCCTGCTCCAGAAAAGAGGAGCCATTGGCATCCATACGCAGTCGCAATACGAGGGTCCAGCGTCTCCTTGCCAAAGTTGGGGTCAGGGGCGACAATGGAGATGGCATTGCGATTGTAGGCTACGAGCTCGGTCTGATCCCGAGGGTGCATGGCCTGTCCATACAGAAGGCGACGCACCGTAGACTCCCCCCACGACAAATTCACCAGATCTCCTAGCTCATTTCCCTGGGCGCTCTCCGACACAAGGATAAGTCTGTTCTTCAGGTCGTCCAGTGGGGTTGTCACGGTGACGTGGTCTACCAGGTGACGATGAACGGTGGTCTTGAGGCAGTGCGCGGCCTTGTTGAGGGTGACGGTGTTGGATGTATGGAGCACAATGGAGAGAATGAAGGGATCGGTGCTTGCCTGCCAAGCCTGAATCAGGTCAGTGCACACAGAATCAAACGTCCAATAGTCCACCGTATAATCGTATCCAGGGTTCAACGGGGCCTTGGCTACAATTGGCTTTCCATTCTCATCCGCATAGAGATGGACCTCAAGCAGACGCCGTCCCGAAGAAATCACTGTCGCCGGATCCTCAAAGACACCGCCGGCAACATAGTAATCGCAGAGCCTCTTGCGACCGGCAGCTGCATTGTCTTCGGCGTCAATTCCCTCGTGCCAAATCGTGTAGCCCAGAATGCCGATCAGTGCGGCGCCAATTGCAAGCTCCATTACTTCTTCTCAGTTTCTATTTTTGGAGGAGTAAACAAGATCTGCCGAAATCCATTCATTACATCATCCGGAATACGGGCCTGCATGGGAATTTCCATCAGACATGCATAGTGGAAGTACAGGCAATACATTCCACATTCCGAATCCTTGAACTGGTGCCGAGTGGAGTTGAAGCTCATCTTCATTGGCTTCTTGTGAATACCCGTTGCATCCCACTGTGCCTTCCAGCGACGCATAAGCACCTTGATCTCCTTCTCGGGTTCATGGGCGTACGAATCAAAGTACGTCACGCGCGGATACTCAAGGTCAGAGCGCACATCGCAGAACAGAGCAATCCAGTGCTCTCCAGGTCCATCGTGAGGGTCTGTATTGAAGACAATGCCAATCTGTTCATGGCCTTTCTTGGCCAGCTCAGGCAACTTCATACTGCAGAGTGAGCTGACGACACATTGCTGAGTCTCGCTGCGGAGATCGAAATCAATGGGAATGGATCCAACATAGAAGTACTTTGCAAAGAGTTTGGTGTAGCTCTTTTCTACTTTATCAATGTCATCAGACGACAGCCACTCGTCGCGCTTGACCGTCCATTCCTTCGGAGTCTTGGGCCGCTGCATGAGGGAGGCAACGATGCACTCGGCCGATCCCGTGGAGCACTTGTCAGCAAGGCGATGCTGAATGTTTGTCCATACCTCCTCGGGGGTTCCCTTCGGCACAGGGTCTTCCTTCGGGTGCTCCTTGTTGTAGACGGTGCGCAGACGCTCAATCTCCTCGGTATCTAACCAGGACATTCCTTGTTCTAAAACGGATACTATTAAGTCAGAGGGAGAACAAAACAAATGGAGTCCCTCAAGCCAATCCTCTCTGCATATGCCGGTGTTCAGCGTCAGATCAACGAGATCAACGTTCAGGCCAATCATCTTCGCGACGAGCGTCGCACAATTGAGCTGGACCTTGCTGCAGTCTACGCAACGTCTCGGGAGGAACTCCCCGACAAGATTAATCTTGCAACTTCGGGGATGACCTTTTCGGTGAAACGACCTAATCAGTGGAAGAAGGGATGGTCATTGTCTAAGAAGGAGCTGAAGTCCTATTTGGATGAGCTACTGCCTTCGCATGCAGAGACTGTCATGGCAGAGATTGTCAGACGGCAAGAGGAGAAGATGGTAGAGACAGACTACGGGTTTGAGCTGAAGATGAAGAACTAGACACTGCGAGATCCGCCTCAATCTCTCTCAGTGTGTCCTGGATCTCAGCAAGATGCCGCTTGGCCTGCTCGATATTCTCGCGTGGAAGGAAACCACCCCGGATACGAGTAAGATTACACACAAGGTGACCATTGGTGCTCAGCAGACGGGTAGCCAGGATGATTCGGGCCTTGACCATCAACGTGATATGAATATCACACACATATTATTTTTAAGTGCCATCGTCTTCCCGGTTGGCAAAGTAGGCCGCCAGCTTTTCAGATAGACCCTTGGTGCTGAATTCAAAGACGCCAGTCCAGTTCGGGTGCATGACTTTCCGAATATCCTTGATTCCATCTAGAATGGCATGGCGATCCACATATCGGCGATTGACGTGGGTTCCGTGCCACATGTGAAAGACGGGCCCCGATGTGCAGGTAATTCGCGGCTTGGGCAGCTTGTCAAATTCCGTGTAGGCCGGGACCAGCGCGGGCTTGAGGTAAGTGGCAGGAAACTTGACGCCCAACCACGCAGCGGCCGACAGAGTATCTCCGCTTCCCGTAACACCGTATCTGAAGAAGCCCACCTTGCGGAACCACGACCGACGGAATGCCCAGGCAAATCCAGGATGGAGCTTATGATCAAAGGTTTTTTCCCTATTCATGTAGATGACCGATTCGCGGATCTGCGTGGCCTTTGTGTAGGTAATGTCCATCCACACTGCCGTGGTAAAGGGCTGAACGACATCGTGATCGGACAGGGCGTCCGAGACCTCGGAATACCAATTCGGGTTGCCAAAGACAATATCGGCATCCAAAAAGAGGACCTTGGAATAATACCAGGGGATCTTTCGCTCCAGCAGCTCGCAGAGGTTCTCCTTGTGAAACATGATAGACTTGGCGTAGACGTGAAAGGCATCCTTGATCTCCGGCTCTTGTCGGTTGAACACGAGCTCCAGTGTATAGACCGGAATACCTGCCAACTTCAGTTTTTCAAGGGTGTAAAAGTAGTTCATGAGCATTCGCTTGGACTTTGCTGGATTGAAGAAGACAAGGCCGACAGCCATATCACGCTTCCAGGGCGACTTGTATCGGACATTGGCGATCTCAATCATGGACCCGGGGTCCTGCTTTGGGGGAGTATCGGGTAGATCGGTATAAGTCATTGACTGAGCGGCCCCCATTGTGTAGGAAAATGGATAAAAGTTTCATCTGGAAATGACAACGCAGATGACCGACACGTACTCTCCCTACAATGCCCGTAACCGCTTCTTCACTGAGAAGGACATTCATGCAATTCTACACCGTCATGGGCTACCCCATTACCGTGTAGCAAATGCACGTGTCTTCCAAACTGCAATGGTTCACACCACCTACGTCAAACGATCAGATTATGTCACGCCCGATGGACGACCGGCATCTCTTGCTCCGTGTCCTTCTGGCGTTATGCCCCTGCAGGATGAATCGTATGAATGCCTTGAGTTTGAGGGTGATTCGGTCTTGGGCGTCTGTGTAGCAACGTATTTGCGCCGGAAGTATCCGGAGAAGAAGCAGGGGTTTCTCACAGATGCTCGCAAGGAGCTGGTGAACAATGAGCGCATTGGAGCTCTGTGCCAGCATGTCGGACTAGATGCCTTCTATGTCATTTCTCGTCATAATGAAGAGTCGGTGGCCATCAACGGGCGTCGGAATATTCAGAAGCTCGGTGATATCTTTGAGGCCTTTATTGGCGCCTTGTGGACGGATTGTGGAAATCGGTTCAATATCGTCTATGCATTTGTGACGACCGTCATTGAGGCATACATTGACGTTCAGGATGCCGTGACCACCGTGACAAACTACAAGGACATCTTTCAAAAGTACTGTCAGCGCGAGTTCGGGTGCACGCCAACCTACATGATGCTGAGCCCAATGAAGGACAGCAAGGACATTCGGGTTCTCGTCATGGACGGGCCTTCCATTCACGGGCGAGGACAGGGACCGACACGCAAGAAGGCTGAGCAAATGGCCGCCAAGGAGGCACTCGAGAAGTTCAACGTCCCGCTTTCTGCGTAACGACTCGCCCCTTCCTGCCACAGCTGAACTTCTTCAGGGTCCGCCCCTTCTTCTGCAGAACCGACTTGACGCAGATTGCAATCGGTCCCTTTTCATTTTTGACCGTCTTGCGCACCTTCTTTATGCAGCTACAAAAGCGTCGGGTGAGACTCTTCATTGTGTCAAAGGCAGAAGAATATATCCTCGCAAAGAATAAACTAAATGGGCGGTGGTCTTCTTCAGCTCGTTGCTTATGGTGCGCAGGATGCCTACATCACTGGAAATCCCCACATCACCTTCTGGAAGGTGCTCTACAAGCGTCATACGAACTTTGCCATGGAGGCGTTTCGCGTGAACTTCACTGGCTCGCCTCACTACGGACAGCGTATGGTGGCGGTCGTCAACCGCAACGCCGACCTGATGTACAAGACGTACCTGGAGGTGACGCTTCCTGATACGTCTGCATCGGCGGTCCAGGGTGGTGTGGCGGTGACGTGGACGGGTGATGTGCAGCGCCGTCTGGGATACACCCTCCTCAAGAAGATTGAGGTTGAGATTGGCGGTCAGATCATCGACACCCACTATGGCGAGTGGCTTTTCCTCTGGGAGAACCTGACGTCGAGCTATGACAACTCGATGAAGCT